AATATTAGAACGGTGGGCGCTATGGGGGTTCAAAATTATTGGGATTTTTACCAAAATGCCATTTGGTACTCACTATATATTGAGTACCGATATATTGGAGAGAAGCATCTGAGTACCGATTGACCAAGTCAATGGCTCCTCCCCACAGATTCCAAATATATGCCAAGAATTATTTCCTAACTTTCCCAAAATGTTCTCTAACCAAAGAGGAAGCCCTAGAGCAACTTCAACAAATAAGCACAGCTTCAAACAAGAAATATATCAAGATCTGCAGAGAGCTTCACGAGGATGGCCAACCTCATCTACATGTGCTTCTCCAGTTCGAAGGGAAGTTCAAGTGCCAAAATCAGAGACTCTTCGACCTGGTCTCCCCAAATAGGTCAACACATTTCCATCCAAACATTCAGGGAGCTAAATCCAGCTCCGACGTCAAGTCCTACATCGACAAGGATGGAGACACACTGGAATGGGGAGAATTCCAGATTGACGGAAGATCTGCAAGAGGAGGACAGCAGACCGCCAATGACGCTTACGCCGCAGCGCTTAACGCAGGAAGTAAGGCAGAGGCTCTTAGGGTTATAAGGGAGTTAGCTCCCAAAGATTTTGTTTTACAATTTCATAATTTAAATAGTAATTTAGAGAGGATTTTTCAGGAGCCTCCAGCTCCTTATGTTTCTCCTTTTTTGTCTTCTTCGTTCGACCAAGTTCCAGAAGAACTTGAAGAATGGGCGGCGGAGAACGTCGTTGATGCCGCTGCGCGGCCAAGTAGACCGATTAGTATAGTGATTGAAGGGGAAAGCAGAACAGGAAAGACCGTATGGGCCAGAAGTCTTGGGCCTCACAATTATCTGTGCGGCCATCTTGATCTAAGCCCAAAGGTGTTCAGTAATGACGCATGGTATAACGTCATAGATGATGTTGACCCGCATTATCTGAAACACTTTAAGGAGTTCATGGGGGCACAAAAGGACTGGCAAAGCAACACAAAATACGGGAAACCAGTTCAAATTAAAGGGGGGATCCCAACAATCTTCCTCTGCAATCCAGGTCCCAATTCCTCCTATAAAGAGTATTTAGACGAGGAAAAGAACGCGCATCTCAAATCCTGGGCATTAAAGAATGCGACCTTCATCACCCTCTCAAATCCGCTGTACTCAGGTACCAATCAAAGTTCAGCATCGGGAGGCGAAGAAGAGAGCAATCAGGAGACGCAGGATTGACATCCCTTGTGGTTGCACGGTATACGTAGCCTTCACGTGCAGAGACAATGGATTCACGCACAGGGGAACTCATCACTGCGCATCAGACAGAGAATGGCGTACTTATCTGGACAATCAACAATCCCCTGTATTTCAAAACCATAAAGGAGATTCCTCTAACGCACGGGAATCAAACAATGGTAGAGATGCAGATAAGATTCAACTACAACCTCAGGAAGGAATTGGGGATTCACAAATGTTTCATGAACTTCAGGGTCTGGACGATCTCACGCCCTCCGACTGGTCTTTTCTTAAACGTATTTAGGAAGCAGATTATGAAATATTTGTATAGATTAGGCGTAATTTCAATTAACAATGTAATTAGGGCAGTCAATCATGTTTTGTACGATGTATTGCAAACAACAGTGGCAAGTGAATTCACGCACAATATTCAAATAAAATTATATTAATTTGATACAGAATCGTAGAAGTAGATCCGTATCTTTAACGTAGCATACACAGGGTTTGAGGCATGAGTACATGCCATATACAACAGTATAGCATTCTCCGTATGATTCTCGAATTTCCCAGCCTCTTGATGGTTATACACAATCTGACTATTAATCCTGAAAAAACGACGAACAAGTGCTTGTTCTTTCATTCCTGAAGGACCACCAATAACAGTTGCAGTAAACTTCCTCAATACCTGAAAATGATCACGGAGATCGTTCTTCACCGTAGCAGTGCTAGGCTCGTTGTCAAACATGTTAAAAACTTGACCAAAATCCAAAGGGGAATTCCCATACGGTCTTCTATCACGGACAAGGAAAAACATGACATTGTTGGTGTGATTCTGCTTCTTAATGTTGTCATCCATCCATACCTTACCAAGAATATAAATGGATTTGATAGTGAAACGCTTTCCAGTACGATGAGTAATACCAACACCCTTAGTAACATCCGACACACATCGAACAATACCCGTATGCTTGATATCATCACGCTGTTCATAAGATTGAACCTTACAAGGACCTTCACATCCCTTTGGGACATCTGGGCTGCGATACATTCGGTACATCCTCGGTTTTCTGTACGTGGGCCTGTTGGTCCAGGACCGACGCTTGTTTGTGACGAGGACAGTGGGGGCACGTGCAGAGGATAACCCGGGGCTGTCGAAGTTCAGACGGCGACGCACTTTCGAGGCGGGAGTGGAAATGATGATATCTGCTGGTCGCTTCGACATAGTTGGTACGGCGAACAACTCCGATGAGATCGCTAAGAAGATCGTACCCAAGAGTAGAAGGATCGTACGACTCTCGAACAGCCTGCAAATATTTCACGGCTAGCATACAACGGAAACCGTGAACGGATTCAGGGAAGTCGTTAACCAAAGGATCCCACATTTTAATTTCAACTACTTAGCGCCCAAGTTTATATTCAAATTTCAAATTATAATGCGTAGAGCGCGCGTTCTGATTGGACAGCATCGCGCGACATGTACAGCACTCGCGCGACATGTTCACGTGGGGCGGGGACCACTTTTTTTTTTCGCGCCCACCGGT